TACTTAGCGTCCATTCTTGCGTCGGGTCGTTTGTAAGGGCTGAAATGAAGTCCTGTGCGATTTGCAGTTGGTCGCTTAAAACTTCATCTTCGTTATCCTGCCAGCCAAGCGTAGGACTGCCCGAAACCACGCCTCCCATCGGGGAAATAGATTCCACTCGGTCAGAAAAATATACCCCCACAGTAAGGTTGAGAGTACCCAAGTCCGTAGTCGCTGACTGCACATCTGCAAACACCAACGGATAGACGATTCGCTCACGGCTTGGGGTTCGCAGGTTTATCGTGTTGTCCGTTCCTATCGCCAACGGGTCGCCCGTTCCGAACGAGTTCACCTGCGGGTGACTGTTTGCAAGGTTCAGGAGTGCTTGCTTGATTTTTATCCAAGACATAGGCTTGTAGTTTCAAAATGTTTTTAGCGTGTGCGCCCATAGGGTTCAACAGTTAGAGCAATAGGGGTCGTAGCCGTAAGGCCAAGGGCGGTCCAAGCCAGCACCACGGCGCAGGGTTCGAGCATCCAAGGCCATGCCAGTATTGTAGTTCGTGCCGTTCGGGTAGATAGTATCCAAGGCCGAAGGAGGGGAGTTGAATAAGGGGTAGTCGGTGCGGTTTTCCATCAGGTAGCGGGTAATCCTCTCGGAGTACCACTCGGCATCGTTCTTGACTTTGTCGGTCAGGCGGGTAATCTCGTCCATGCTCATCTGCGAAGATTCCTCGCTGGTTCTGCGGACCATTCCCTTGTTCATGTACTTAAAGGCAAGCACCATCGGAAGTTCGTAGTAGAGCCATTGCACCATTGCAGGCTGGATGTAATCTTCTAAGAGCGTGTTGTTGAGTGCCGTAGTCGTTCCGCTGACCACTTGCCCCACCATTTCGTTGTACAGGGCCGACCCAACTACTGGCTGAATCCGCATCTCCTGCACCTTCACGATGGTGGGTCGAATTTGTGTAAACGACACATTCTCATTGATTACGCTATTGTCCAAGAGCGTTTGCTCGCTTATAAATAGTGCCTTCATGCTTTTGTGATTTTATTGCCCTTGCGGATGACGATTTGCTGCTCCCATACGTGGCGGCATTGTGGGCGATTCACACCGCTCGCGGTATGATACCATCCGCCTCTGCGATTCCAAACAGAGTAGCCCATAATAGAAGAGATGCCGTTGATGTCATCCCTTGTGTAAACCTTGCCTTGGTCAGCCAAGTCCATCATGACCTTGCAGAACTCACGGCTGGTTTTCTTGTCCTTATCGCTGAATCCTGCTGCCCAAGCGTATTTGTAGCGGACTTCCAGTACAGGTTCGGCCACTTCCTTCACACCTTTGGGCAGGTTCTTCTCAACGATTTGGTCAGCCGCCCTTGCGATGGGATAACGGTCTTTGGTCATCAGGTACGCCACACGCTTGGCGATTTTCGCCTTGCTTACTCCGAACTCCTTGGCCATTTCTTCCACGCTTGCATCCCGGTTCTTGTTGCGGTAGGCCACAATCTTTGAATCCAGTTCTTTCTCTTCCTCGCCAAGTTCTGCGAAGGCTTGACGTACTTGGGTGTCCAAATCGGAATCAAATCGAATTGGCCTGCTATTCATGACAACGTACTCGTCCGCATTGCTCCCGAATTTGCTTGCAACGACCTCAAGTACCTTGTACTCCTCATCGCCCCACCCAAGGTCGCTCTCGTCATCTTCTTCGCCCCACCATGGTTCGGTAGGGTTGCTGAACTTCTGCTCCTGCACGCCGAGCAAGGTGTTGACTTCCTCTGCACTCAATCCGAATCCAGCCGATAGCATTGTCCGAGCCATCTCAAGCGTGATTTTTTCTTGGGCATAGTGCCTCACGATTCGCATCAGGTTTTGATACTCACGGCCCGACAATTTCTTGATGTTGTCGTTGCTCAACTGCGCAGGTGCTTGCGGTTGCTCATCAGGTTGCGGATTCGGCCCAACTACGTCAGCAGGTTGCTTTTCCAAAGGAGGCAATCCCGCTTTTTCCCGCAATTCTTCGGGGGTCATAATCGTCAGCAGGGCTTGCTCACTCAATCGCTCGGTGATTGGTTCAACAGGAATCAATTCCATCCCTTCCACGCCATTGAACGACCCCAAGTAGTTTATCATCCGCTCCACCTTGCGAACCCTGTCGTTCACATAGGTCGCCTTGAACAGTTCGTAAGCCTCCACCAGTTCCTGCCTGCCGCCAAGTTGCCCTTCGGTTTTCACGCCGAATAGCATGGGGTTGACCACACGGTGCGAGATGAAGATTTCTTGCTGGATGGCCTTGTTCAAAATTTCAAACTGCTTGTCCATGTCGCTTGGTGTGAGCGGTTCAAGCGTCGGGGCTTTACTCACGTCATCGTTGAACGTCACAACGAAGCGTCCAGCGTTGTCCGTGCCGCTGAACTTGCGCTTGATTTGACGCTCAATGTCGCCTTGCTCTTCGGGTGTCGGGATTCCGTTGTTGAAGTTGATTAAGTACCCGCCCCAAAAGTTGTTGCGGAGGTTGTTGTTGTGGAAGTTGGCCACTTGGACATCGGCCTCTATCCAAGCCAAGCCTCCCATGTATTCGGGTAGCGGATAGGACTTCACGCCTGCAGAATACACCCGATAGTAAAACAGTTGCTTGCCGATTCGGTTGTCAGGGTCAAAAGCGGGAATCTTTTCTACATCGCCAATCTTGGGGTAGAGTTGCACCATGTCGTCATTGTACCATTCGGCCACCTGAAACATCCTCTCTTCTTTGTCAACCCTGATTTTCTCAAACGGGATGTGTTCCATCTTCGCAATCGTTCCCATCTTGTTCCAATGCACGCAAACGGTAAAGCCGTTGAAGATTTCAAGGTCAAGAACCAACTTCTCGGTAATGTCGTTGAGGTCGTCGTGTTCGCTCAATCCGTCAAAGAACTTGGCGTAGCGGGCTTGCTGCTCCACGGTCATCTTATCACCGGGCTTCCATCCACCGCCTACGATATAGTTCACTTTTCCGTTAACTATTGCATTGTGCTTACTGCTTCGGCGGTAGTTGTCCAGCAAATAGTAGGGGTACTCGTTGAACGCACCGTAAGTGATGTACTTGCCCGCTTTGTTTTCGAGCATTACGGGTACTTTATGTTCAATACCCAACCATTGGGTGAATGATTGTTTTATGCTCATAGCGTGTGGACTGTAAAGGATAGGGCCGAAATCGTGATAGCAGAAGCCGAATCCACGGCGTTGATGTAGATGGAGAACTCGTCATTTACTGCACCTTGCAGAACGGTTTCGGTAAAGACCGCATGGCCGTTGGTGTGCGTTGTGGTCAGGTCAGCCATGGATTGGGCGATGATACTGCCGTTCTTAGCGATGTAGATTTTTATTTGGGCATTATTGACTTGCGAAATGACCATGTTCACCGCAACCCGAAGCATCGCCTGCGTTGTACCTGTGTAGGTGATGGCCGTGGTTGTGCGGGTAAAATTGTAGGTTGACAAAACGCCCAACTTCATCGCAGTCGTCAACTTGACGGCTTGGTTCAACGTTGGTGTCCAGTTCGTTGATGTATCAAGGTAAAGATTCGCAACACCTCGCTCTCGGTCAAGGGTTGCGGTATCGGCAAGGTCATCGAATAGACCGCCCACTCGTGCGGCGGTGTTTGCTCCTGCCACGGTTTCGGTGGTGATGGTTGCGGCACTTGCCTGCAACTGACTTCGGGTTTGTACGCTCATGCAAATGTTTGGTCAAAGGTGAAATCGAAAATTCCGGCACCATAAAATGGCTGGTAGGTGATAGTATTGGCGTAGGTGTTGTACGTCAGGCTGACTACCTGTACATACGCCAAGCCCGTTTCAACCACCGCAACGGCTGCACTAACCGTGGAAGAGGTATCGTAAACTTCGTACTTATACGAGCCTGTTTCAAGCGACCCCACGGCAAGCGAAAATTTGTCATAGCGTTCGGTGTAGTTCGAAAGGTTGGCCGATTTCAGCAGGGTGTAGTCGGTGCTGACGTTCTTGGCGATGTTGGTAAGCCGCAAGATGTAGCGGTCGCCCGAAGATGCTCGTTGCGTCCAAGTGACAACGATGGTGTTCGTGGTGTTGGGGGATAGGTATATCATCCTACCCCTAAATGTACTTTGCGCCCGAATTTCACAATTTGCGCCCGATACTTCGGTACAGTTCGGCTCTGCGCTCTGCGGTCTTGCTGATGTCAAACCGCTCACGAACGTCTTTGGACAACTGCACGGCCAAGGAACGAGCGTAGTCAGGCTCATTCACAAACTTGCGGACCGCCTTGTACCAAGCATCCTTCTTGCCGTAGGGGATGAGCAGACCGTTGTGGCCATGCACCAAAATATCCGTATAGGGGATGGTTTCGGATGCTATTATCGCCTTGCCCATCCAGCCTGCCTCGACGACCTTCAACTCCGATTTGAGGCGGTTGAACTTGGTATCACGCAGGGGTGCAATCGTGGCGTTGATGAAGTTGTACCCTCCAACATAGGAATAGATGTCAGCGGCTTGGATTCGGCCGTAGTTCTTGTTCAGCCCCCGGCAGGATAGCATCCGCTCGTAGTCCACATATACGGAGTTCTCGTTCCATCCACCGAGGTAAATCTTGTACTTGCCATCCAGCGACTTGTCGTGGGCAAGCAAGCCGAACGAATGCTCAACCAAGGCAATGTCCTCCTGATGCTGCGCCCCGCCAAACCATCCGATTTTGAACTTATCTTTCTCAGGCTCTTCGTCAGGATTGGCCTTATACTGCTGATATGCTTCGTACGGCTCGTTGGGCAATATGGTCACGTTCTTGTTGAGGAGGCGAATCTTCTGCGCCAAGTGTTCTGTTGTCGTGGTCACATGGTCAGCCAAGCGGATATGCTCACGAATCTGCTCATCCAATTTGGTGGACAGGTAGTGGCGGTACATGATGTGCCCCGATTCCAGCACCCAGTAGTCATCCAAGTCCAAGATAACCTTCGCTCCAAAGGCCGTGAGAGCCTTGTACACGCCACGAATTTGGTCAAGCGTACCTTGACACCAAAGGCGATTAAAAAGCCATATATCGACGGTCTTTAATTCCTCATCCTTGATGTTGGCGATGTTGTCCACGCACACATAGTCGAACTCGGTGTAGTTGTCGCCAAGGTAAGCGTTCGGCATCTCCAAGCGGTAGAAGGAACACCCTGTAGGATGGGCGTTGTAAACGATGCAAATTCTCATGCTCAAATGTACAAAAAAAAGGCCACCCCCGAAGAGATGGCCTTAACCACTAAACCGACGAGCGTATGAGAACCCGCCGTGTCAAAGATACTCTACGAACCGCTGATTTGTGCTGCGAGTGCAGAGAAAGTTGCGGCGGCGATGT